CATATCATAATTTAAGTGTTCTTCTGGGTGTACAGCTTGAGAGTTCAAACTTCCACCATAAGGGGACCCATCTGGTTGTAACATTTTTGCGAAGTCTATATGACCTGTTTTACCATTTTTAGCTGGTACAAAACAGATTGGAAATTCTTGTTTAGCTCCTCCTGTTGTAATTCTTCTTTGAAATCTAATGGCTATCTCATTCGGTCTTCCACAAATTCCAACCCAAGATTCNTCTTTGCTTCCTAAAGGTTTGTAATATTTATTATTTAAAACACTTCCTACAGTTCTTTTTAATCCTTCAGGTCTTGAATTCCAAAAACAATCGTTGAAATCACACCAAACTAATTTTCCATATCGTTTAAATAAATCTTCTTGTGTAACCCCTTCAGGTAAACTATCCTTTGGTAACTCTTCTTTTTTTGTCTTCTTGCTTTTCTTGTCCATTANTTTTCTCCAACTCGAACTTTCTTTTTATCCATAATGCTATACAGGCTGCATCTGCAAAATCCTGTTCTTCAAAAGTCTCTCCCCAATGTTTTTCAGCGAAAGCTTTTATTTCTAATTTAGAGGCATTTCCTTTGCCTATAATATCTTTTTTCCATTTTGTATTGTCTATCGGTCTGCAATTAATTCCATACTTATAACAGAGATATTTCACACATCCTACTACCGAAGCTAAAGATATAGTAGACTTAGGATTTTGGATAAATATAGCTGCCTCTACAGCTGCCTGTGCCTCTATATTTATTGTACTTAAATAAGCATCAAAGTCTGACACAAAGTTAATAAATCTCTCTTCAAACTCCTTAGACTTATGTTCCCATTTTATTTTCTTTAATATTGATCCCCCATTTCCTAACCATACAGAATGTATAGCTTTGCTTGAACAATCAATTCCTATAAAATTTTTCATTCTTGATTAGTATTGGGTCGATCTAACATTACAGATTCTAAAGCTTCTAAACAAATTTGTGTTTCTGAAATAATGTCTAGCATTAAATCAGCATCTTCTTTGTAAGCAGCGTATTTCATACCACTTACAGTTTTAGATAAATCATTTATTAATTCTATAACTGTGTAGTCATCCCATTCATGTATAAATTCAGAAACATCCATTATCTATTATACTCCTTTTTATCATGAGTTCTTAATGTAATAACCCTAGATATTGCATTATACAAAGAAGAATATGATTTTAACTCTCCTTCTACTAATATTTGTCTAGCTTTACCTTCTCGTAATTGTTCTTTTAATTCTACTAGATGTGATGATACTGAAAGGACTGCTCCTTTTATCTCATCTCTAGTAAGTTTTTTCAGACCTTCTCTTTCTCTTTTTTCTACTATTTCATAAGATGTAGTAGCAAATGAATCATTAAACATATCTTCTACTAAAGCTGTTTTAGATTCTATATCTGATAATTCAGACTCTAGAAAAGCTTTACCTGCTCCATAATGATATAAAGTTGTTTCCAACTCTTCATCATTTAGCTCTACTAATTTAGTTATTTGAAGTTTTGGTCTTTCTTCCCCTTCTTCTGATTTAAAAACTTCCTCAAAAGATAGTCTTGGTATAGGTAAACCATCTACATATTTAGATATTTTTCCTAATGTTTTTACAGGTGACATTTATTCCTCCTTATTTTACTAATTTGCATTGGCAATAAGATTCTCCTGTACATTTTTCAGGTATTCTTGTCATGCTCATTATTTTAAATAATCTTTCTAATATATTATCCCACATTTTTGGGTCTTTATCAACTTTAAAAGCTTTTAATTTTTGATCATTTTTATTCTCATATAGAACAATTCCATGATCATAAGCTGCTAAATTTAAATATATTTGTATTTGAATCATATGATCTTCTTTTGGAGCAACTTTTAGTAAATCAAAATTTCTAGTATTAATAGATTTTAATTCTAATATAACTTCATGATATTCCGGATGACTTATGATAAAGTCTAGTCTTCCTGATATGTTTGGAGTTTCTAATTTAAGTGGAACTTCTCTTCTTTTCACTATTCCCAACTTTTCAAAATATTTATTTATTCTATATTCTAAATAATTTCCATTATCAAATATTCTTTGAAGATTTCCTGTTACTGACTGAGCTGGTAATAACCCATTATAAGATAAAAAGACATATCTATCACATGGATTAGATACTATAGAGGGATAAAATACCCCCTTTTTACCAAAAACCTTATCTGAGGATAATAAATTATCCATTGATTTTAAAAGCCATCTATCTTGATTAGATGTCCTTCTTCTTGTAGCTCCTATTTGTCTAATTCCTGCCATTATCTTCCTCCTCAATTTCATTTAAAACTTGTTCTATTAAAGGTATTATTCTTTTTTTACTTGTTTCTGATATATGAAACACCTTTCGTATATCATTACTATAATCTTCTAGTAGATTAGCATCTCTTTTAGCATCTGCTTTCTTTAAATGTCCAAGCATTCCATCTGCCTCGATTACTAATTTAACTTCAGGTATATAAAAATCGACTGAATAAGGTGGAAAAGAGTATTGAGTTTCATACCGAAGTCCAAACTCTTCTATACACTTAGCAAAAGTTTTTTCTTGGGGAGTGTAATCTTTATGATAATAAGTCATCCTTTACTCCCTTAGTTAATTGTTCATACATATTTGGATTATCTACAAAATATTGTCTTACTCTATTTTTTCCTTGAATTCTTTCTTCATTATAAGAATACCAAGCTCCTGTTTGTTTTATTAAACCTTTATCTAGTGCTTCGTTAATAGTAACTTCTATTAAATCAATTCCTCCACCTACTTTATAAGGTAGTATAATTGAGTCCCAATCATCTCCCCCCTGTTTAGTTTTCTTCAACCTTATCTCCATTTCAAACCCTATTTTCTTTTTATTTTCTTCTATCCAACCTGATCTTCTAATTTCTAATTGTAAATGAGAATAGAACTGTTGTCCTATCCCACCGGGCATATTATTATAAGTTACTCTACCAACATTACTTCTTAATTGATTTATCGCTACTAAAGCCGATCCATATTTCAAATGAGATAATAATTTAGGTAGGGCAGAGTTTAAAAATCTTGCCTGCCAAGCCATTGGATTATAACCAAATTCTTCCTCTTGTACAGTTTCAGGGACTAAACCAGCAAAACTATCTATTACTACAATATCTACGCCTTCCCTCAAAGCCGACCTAGTTAAATTAAGTCCTTCTTCCCCATTTTTAGGCTGTAGAACTATAATTTTACTTGTATCAACTCCATTTTTCTCATTCCATTTAGGGTCGAAAGATTGTTCAGTATCAATCCATACTGATGTTCCCCCATCTTTTTGAACATTAGCCACTAATTGAGAGGCAAGAAAAGACTTTCCGACATTAGTAGCTCCATAGAACATACTAAATCTCTTCCTTGGAATTCCTCCCCCTACTAGTTTATCTAGTTTAGGCACTCCAAAAGAAATCCTTTTATATTCAAATTCCTCATCGTCTCCTATTTTTAAATCTATTTTAGGATTTGCTTTTTGTAAACGTTCAAATAGTTTATCATTGTCCATTTTATTCCTTCTTAGAATTTCGTTTTCTTAAATACTCAGCCCAAGCCATTAATATGGAAGCTCCTTGAATTACTTCTCCATATAATATATCTTCAGACTCGCTATCATCTACTATATCATACATTTTATGTATTATTCTAGAGGTGATACTTAACCATTTAGTATCTGAATTTTTAATTTGGTCTCCCCACAGACTATCTTGTCTTTCTCTTTCAGCTAAAAGCGAGTGTAAAACCTCTGCTCTAACTATTTCTGTTTCTTTAGGGTCAAACATTAGCTTTTTGTCTCGTCTAGAACTTCATCTATTTTACTATCTACTTGTTTTCTTACTTCTTCCCAAACTTTATCTACAGTCTCTTTACTTTTATCTAGTTGATCTTCTATAGGTAAATCAGTATCAACATCACCGATTGTAACATCGACTCTACTATATTGATTACTGTTTACATCCCCAACTCTGAATGTAAATCCTAAGTGTACATCTATTTTTGCCATTCCTTTTCCTTTAAATTGAATTCCAATCTATACCATCGTTAGTTTGAAACTCGTTTTTTATTAAATGTTTTAATCTCCACGCTTGGATATTATATTTATTTTGTGATACTTTATGATTATTATCAAGGTCTATAGTACCTTTTCCCAAAAATTTTGCTTTCTCGTAAAACTTTTTTGTAGATATGCATCCCATTAACCAAACAGCTTTTGGAACAAAGTTTTCCTTTTTATTTCCATCCTCAAATTCTACGCTGAAAAATACATACATATCTGCTCCCCCTTCCATAGCTTGATGAGTACTTGTTTCAGCTACAGAACATTCATGTGCTAATGAGGCTGGAACTGTCCTTTGCATAGTTTTAAGTTCATATTTTAAACCTTTAAGCATGATATCAAATTTATATCTCTGTTCTTCTGACTGTGAAACTAATGTACTATCTGAAAAGTAGTTTAAAAAGACTTCTTCGGATAAAAATCCTGCTTTGTTCCCTTCACCCTCAAGAATAGAGTTGTTTATTGCCCCCATTTCTTCAGCTCTTTTTTTTGCTTTTAATATCATCTCTTCTGTAAAAGGTAGTTTTATAGGTAATTTTATCATATTTAAACCTCTACTGTATCCCAATCTATATGGTCTTCAACTTTAGTTTCTTCTATAGGAGGAGCTTCTTCTAATTTACCCCCTATTACCCAATGAAATCCATTCTGTTCTACGAATGAAACTTCTTGTTTTGAAGCCCAAGAAGGCTGACAAATCTCAACATCAACTTTCAATGGTATATCTAAAGTATTGGTTTCTAATAAATTCTTAATTTCATGTGTTACATTGTGTAATTCATCCACATGAATCTCACAAATAATTTCATCATGTACTTGTAACAACATATTACTTTGCTTATCTTGTAAATATTTATGTACTTCTATCATTCTTTCGCTTAAAATATCAGCACTAGTACCTTGAACTAGGTAATTTACTCCTTTGTATGCGTATTTTGATTCAATTGCATAAAATCTTTTATATTTGTTATATAAATATCCTCTATCGAAAACAGCTTGCATTACACCATTAATAAATTCTCTTGATCCTTCAATATTTTTAAAGTAATCTTGTTTATATTTCTTTGCTTTTTCAACTGTAGTTCCTAATTGAGTAGCTAATTTTTTATTTCCTATTCCATATATAATTCCAAAGGTGATAGCTTTTGCAGCTTGCCTATAAGCTTTAAAATCTGCGTGGTTTTCTGAAACATTAAAAGCTAATGTAGCTGCTTCAGAATGAAAATCTAAATCTCCTTTCTTTAATAGATCATTAAACTTTGGATTCTTTAAATAATTCAAAAATACTCTTACTTCCATTTGAGAATAATCAAAAGAGACTAACATATACTCTTCTCTAGGTACAAATAATCTTCTAATAGATATTTCTTTCATATCTGTCTCATCAAAAGACTCGTCTCCTATAAATCCCCATGTGTCCAATACATCATCATCCAAACGTTCAATAGGTTCTCCTCCTTTGGAAGTTAGTGAGGCGTTTATCCTTTTTATAATATCTTGTCTTTCTTCAATATTAAATTTTCTATTAGATAGTTTAAAATGATTTCTAGGAATATTTTGTAAATTAGGGTCTCTAGAAGATAGTCTACCTGTTAAGGTTCCCCAATTACAGAAAGAGGAATGCAAAATCGGTATTTCATAAGGGTCTATTAATGATTCTACATAAGTACTCTTTAATTTTTCCAAAGTTCTATACTGTCTTACTAGCCCAGCGATTGGATTGTTTATCCTAGCTAAAGCTTCTTCACTCCAAGATTGTTTTCCTTTAGGGGTTTTTACAGGAGATTTAATTCCTAACTCATTAAAAGCTTCTCCTAATTGTTTAGTACTTCCAATATTTATTTCTGAATTGTTTAACAACTTTTTAACCTGTTTTTCTACTTCCTGTTTTCTAACCTCTAATTTGTCTATTAATTCTTTTGCATACTTTAAATCGATTGGTATACCTGTTTTTTCCATATGATTTAAAACATCAGTTAATTTACATTGTAATTCAAATAAATCCATTTGATCGGTTTCTTTTATATCCAACATCCTATCTTCATATAGTTTTGCAGTCCATTTCACATCTTGCTCACAATATTCCCCTAATATATTTACAGGGGTTAAAGAGAAATCTTTGTGCCATTTATTAGCCTTTAAAATTTTCTTAGTTTCTATATCGTAAGAAGCTGCTTCCTTACCATAGCTTCTAGATATTGTAGAAGTTAAATCTAAATCACGAATAGTAGTAGGTTCAGTTAAACGTACCATTACTAAGACATCAACTAGTTTTATGTTGGTGGTATCTAATCCCTCCATTTCTAGAAATTTTAAATCAAATTTAATGTTATATCCGATTAAAGCCTCTCTCTGACTCATAATCTCCATTAAAGGTTTTAAATATTCCGTAGAAATTAGGTTGCCACCCTGTTGATGTCGAAAGGGAAAGTAATAAGTATCTCCTTCTTCTGTCCCTATTCCAATTCCACATAATTGATTTATATGAAAAGGGTCTAAACCATTAGTTTCGACATCTACTATCCATGATTTCTTTGGGAGAATCTTATCAATAACTTCTTGATAATTTTCTGTGTTTACTATCATTCAAACAGATTCAAACTGTCCGATTTTTTCTCTGAAGAATCGGTTCCAATATTTGCAGAATATCTATTTTTAAAATATTCCTCTATAGATACTAATTCAGAAGTATCTTTATTTGGATTAGTAAGTTCTCTAGTAGAAACTGCTATATTATAAGTAGTTTCCATTCCTGTTCCATTTCTTTTTATTCGGATTACGCCTTTATTAAGGTTTCCCCACTCTTCAAAGATATCTACTAATTGATTCCAAAGATATCCACTTCTTCCAAAAGGTAAAGACATTATTCTAAAATCATTAAGTTCTTCTTTATATAGTGTTTTACCACTAGGGCCTTCTAATGCAGTCCAACTCTCTACTCTCTTTTCCACATGCAAGGCTTCATATATGTATGTCCACATTGCAAACTTCTTTTGAACTCTAGAATCTTCAGGTATACCTAAAGCCTCTCTCATCTCATCTACAGAATCATCTTCTGTTACTAAGACGTTTCTAAATCTATTGCCTTCTCTCCAAGTTATCATCGATATTTCAGAGATAAAAGGGTCTCCTTCTTTACCATCTCCTGCTGCAGAAAGGAAAATTTGATCTCCATCTCTTAAAAAGTATTCTTTTGAGTCTACGTTTTGGGTTAATAATCTTTCTTGTATTCTTGATTGTATTCGTGCTATTCCACTCATATTTTTCTCCTATTTTACCAAAAATTTCTTTTATTAATAATTGTATTTAATGTTACTTTATTTTTTATTTCTTGAACATCTTTAAATTGCTTTGGTAAATCTATTAATGATACTATAACATCTTCGGAAAGTGTTGTCAATGTATAATTAGTAGCTTTTTTACCTGTTTCATCATTATCTAGACAAAGAACTAATTCTTGTGTAGGCAGTTTTATTAATAATTCTGCCTGTTTTCTAGATAGATGAGCTCCTAATAAGGCTACTGATGGATGTTCGTGTTTGTCTAACCACATTGCATCTAAGATACCTTCGGTAATACAAACATAATCAGTACTTTTAATTCTATTTGAACCAAATAAAACTAAAGATTTCTTTAAACCATATGAATATAGATACTTAGGGGTTGCCCCAACTCTTCTAGCGATCCAACCTACTAATCTAGTCCTATCATCATATATAGGTATAATTAAATCATTATATTTATTGGTTCCACATCCCCATTTAAACAAGGTTTCTTCGTCAAACCCCCTATCAAATATCCAATTTGGATAAGATTCCGATACAAAATCGTCAGGTAGAGTAACTTCTTGTAATTCACCTTCTTCTTCAGGTTCATAGAACTCGTCAAACAAATTTATGTCAAATTCAACGTCAACATTATGTCCCAATTTCTCTGCAAAAGCTTTTAATGAACCTGATCCACAACCTGCGAAACAAATCCAAGCTTCTTTTTCTACATTTATAGAACAAGAAGACCTTTGATCGTCATGAAAAGGGCATAGGATTGAAAATTGATCTCTATCTAAGGGAACATTTATTCCTATATTTAATAATGTCGATGTCCAATCTGCCATTTACTTATTTCTTAGCAGTTGTTTCTAAAGCTTTAACTAAAGCCCAAAACTTCTTCATCAACGCACTTCTTTCTTTAGAAGAAATTTTACCATCTTGCATACTTGCAACTGATACTTCTACTAAATCTAAAAGTTCCGGAAGAATACCTCTGTACTTAAAAATCATTCTAAGCATACTTACTCCTTTAACTTTTCTTTTATTAATAATCTCTCTCATCTCTATTATACTCTCTAATTAAACCTTTATCAACATCCCATTTTAAGCTGAATTGATAAACAGGTAAATCTCCATCTCTATATTTTTGAAATTTAATATCTCTTTGTCTATCTATAAGTCTGTATATCTTTCTATTATCATAAGTCTCTAGAGAAATTTCTGATTTATCGTTTTCTGGTTTTCTCATTGCAATGACCACATCTGCAGCTCTAATTAATGCATCGCCAAAAGCTACTGCAGTTGGAGTAGGAAATTCTGAGGTATCTGAAGCTTCTCTAGTAGCTTGAGTAGAAACAACTATTGGTATATTAAAAGATAATGAAAGGTTTTTAAGCCCATAAAATAACGAATGTGATTGTTCCCACATCTGTCTGTTACTTCCACTTTTAGTGGTTACTAAATATACTCCATCTAAAACCACTAATTCAGGATTGTATTTTCTAATTAAAGTGGCTATTCCTTCTAATGAAATACTCGACTCTCCTTCTATATGATCACATATTAACAGTTTTTTACCATTCGATTTCTCTAAAAATTCTTTATATTTATCCTCATCTATATCTCTTCCTGTTCTTAAACTTGTATGGGAAAATTCATACCCCATTTTTTGTGCTAATACGACATCTAATCTTAAACTTATAGCTTCTACAGGCATTTCAGTAGATACTAATAGAGTTTTAACCCCTTCTTTAACTGCTGTAGCTGCTATATCTACACACATCCAAGTCTTTCCTATAGTTGGTCGAGCATAAAAAGCTATTAATTCACCGGGTAACCACCCAACTCCCATGTTATTAAGGACACTAAAAGGTGTTTTAATGCCTCTTAGCCCATCTTTAGTGTTCTCCCTTTCCTCTTTTCTTTTAATCCAGCTTTTAAATCTTTCATCACTACCTTTATCATACTCTACTATATCCTCGTCTCCATGAATTATAACATCATCTAATAAAGAACTTATTTGAGATATAGCTTTTTTAGGATTTTCTTGTAATAACTCTTTATTGTTTTGAAAGGCTCTAACAGCCCCTCTAAAAGTGACTTGGTTCTTAAAAACTTGGATTAAATAATCTAAATTATTGTCTGCAGCTTCCGGATTAAGCTCTGGAAAATTAGCTTTTAACAGCGAATGGGGAGGGAATTCACCATTTTCATCTACATAAGCATTTAACCATTTAAATGGTTTACCATGTTTGGCGAAATCTGAAGAAGAATATTTAAATTTTCTTAAAGCTACTTTACTGTTTAGGTTAAAAATTAAACCTGATTCTATAAACTCATTATTTTCCATTGTTATCCTATTGGGTATACTATTCTATTACTATTATTTTCTAAATATACATAATATTCTACATCATCTTTTGTATTGTTGTCAACATATGTCTTTGCTAATTTAAAAATTGTATATTTTTCTTCTTCCCAAGTTTTATTTGTTTTTTTATTACGACCTATAATAATATATCTCCCTTCTTGTAGATTCTCTATCACTTCTTTTTTATAAAACCCACCACCCCCTCTTCTTTTTTTAAGTGGCATCAACTTCCTCTTTATATAAACATTCAAATTTCTTTCTAATTTTATTTCTTACTCTATAAGCAGATTCTTCTAAATCTTCACTAATTTCTGTCATTGTTAAATCTTCAAATCTTAATTCTATATATCTTTTTTCTTTTTCGGTTAATTTTAAATTGTCTAAAACATCAAATATTTCAATTTCGTCTATGAAAGCTGAAGCTTTTAAATCTTCTAAAGCTTTGGAAACTTTAAGAGGTACATATTCTGATTCACTATATACAATTAATTTATCCATACTAGTAGGGTGAAGCCTTTTCTGTGCTTGAGATATAAAAGTTCTAATAGTGTTTATCATAGCTGTATGTAAATATGTATGGAAAGATACTTTTTTATTTGGATCAAATTTTTTGGCAGCTTTTACAATTACTATTCTAAGTTCTTGAACTAAATCTTCTTTATCCATGCCTTGAATTGAAGTAGTAGCTAAAATTCTATGTATTTTAGGTTCCCATTGTTCGATTAATTGATTTGTAACTTCCATTTTCATCTTTAAATCTCCTATCTTTTGTTTCACAAATTTTTCTACAATATGCTTTTTCAGAGCCTAAATTATGAGCTTGTATTATTTGAGACCTCCATTTTATAAAAGGCTTTCCTTCTCTTGGGCATTTCTTATAAGAACAAGTTAATTCTATCTTATAATAATTTGTTTTACAAGTAATAGAACAGAATGTTTTCTCAGCTTCTCTCTCGTTATAATGATTTTTTCTTTTAATCGTCATAACTAACTCTTTACATTTAGCACAATATACATGTCTACTGTTTAATCCACTTGGAATTTTAGTAATTACTCCATTTTCTTTTAAGACTTTATGTACATAGCTTCTAGTGTAACCCATCCTTTTGGCTATCTCACTAGTACGCATAAAAGGATTTTGCGTTTTATAGCGTATAACTTTAGTTTTTGTAGGTATTCTTCTAGGCATTTAAACCTTTAAAAATTCATTAAATGAGTATGTTCTGCATCAGTTAATAATCTAGCGTCGTAATAAGTAGGAAGTAGGGAATTTGTAGCAAAATTATATACTTGAGCTACATCTCCTTGATTAGCCTGATCTTGGTTGGCTGCTCCTCCTTTTATAATGGCTATCACTACTGAATCTTGAGGAAAGTCTGTAGATGTCCAATTTATTATAGTTTGTACTTGAAATTCATTTGGATGTTCATCATTCCAAAATAATATATAATGACTATTTAATCCCATATCAGCATTCAATATATCGGCATCTTTAGTTGAACCTGCTCTAATTACATATTCTTCTCCTGTATCTAATATTAATGTTCTAGAAGCTGCTGATTGTTCTTTATGTGGTTGGCTTGAACTATATCCCCAACGAATTTCTTTAGCTCTTTGAACAAAAACAGCTGCATCATCTACATGAGTTGAACTTCCTTGCAAAGCTCTAACTACTGTAAGTTCATTACTTGAAACACTTGATACTAACATGGTCTCACTATTAGAAGCATCAGATACACATAGTAATTGTCCTGCAGAAAAATGAGCTCCATTATCTACATCAAATGTTGTGCCTCCTGTACCTGTTATTGCCCCATTTAATAATGATCCTGAAGGAGCTTGATTTGAAATATACATTACTTCATTAGTATCTTTTCCTAAAGCAAATTTCTGTTGTGACCTATCTCTTTTAATATGATAAATACTTCTTTCTACAATTTCATTAGCTAAAAGTTCAGTTGTAATAGGATATTTTAATATGTCTGATGTTTCCTTTTTAATAGTTTCAAATTCTGTTTTTAAAACACTATTTAAATCGCTAAAAGTTAAACTAATGATTAAGTGATCATCATTTATATTAGCTAAATCATTATCTATTCTTACTATATCTCCTGATCTAATAGGTACATATATTTTTATAAATTGTCCTGCTGCTAATGCTGTATCATCTGCCCACTCTTCAGTTGTTCTTCCATTTATTTGAATTCCCTGAAT